CTACTGTAAGTTACAAATCTTCTAAGACTACTGAGACTAAAGCTGAGATTAGCAAAAAAGTTACAACAGCTGTTGATGAGTATACTGCATCTAGTCAAACTGAAAAATTTGATGGTAGATTTCGCCATTCTAGATATGCCGCAGTAATTGACGGTGCAGATCCCTCTATTGTATCAAATGTAACAAATGTTACATTAAGAAAAGACTTCTACCCAACACTTAATTCTACATTCTACTATGAGTTGTGTTTTTTAAATGAGTTTAAAGATTCTTGTGATAATTCAGTCATGAAGTCTACTGGATTTGTTGTTTCTGAATACCCAACATTTACTGTGTATTTGGAAGACGATACATTTGGTAAAATTGACCTATATAGACTGAATTCTCTAACTGGTGAAAAGGTATACGTACAGAAAGAAGTCGGTGAGATTGATTATGCTAAAGGTGAAATCAAACTGTACAACTTAACCATTATCTCAGGTAGTTATTCTGATAACAAAATTGAAATTCGTGTAGAACCTGCATCTAAGGATGTAAATGCTATGCGTGAAGTTTATCTTGATGTTGATATTTCAAAATCCAACTTTAGTGCTGTTGCAGAATGAACTTAAAGTCTAGAAATATATCGTATCTGATTGAAAGTCAGTTACCTAATTTCATTGTAGAAGATTATCAGTTATTTGGTAGTTTTCTTAAGTCTTACTATGGGCAACAAGAAGTAAGAGGTGGTATTCTAGACATTATCAATAATTTGACTACTTATCGTAATATTAACTTTTATGATAAGTCAGTATTTGCTACAACAACTCTATCGTCTGCTATTAGTAACTCACAAACTAGTATAAATGTACTATCTACAGAGGGATATCCTGATCAAGGATTAGTAAGAATTGATGATGAAATTATTTTTTATACGTCGAAGACTGAGACATCTTTAGATGGTCTAAGACGAGGTGTACATGGTAATACGAAACTTGGAGACCTATACAATACATCTAACTTTGTTTCTACTGTAGCGGACAATCATGCTGTAGATTCAAAAGTACATAATCTAAGCAATTTGTTCTTATTTAGTCTGATTCAAGGATTTGAGTCAGAGTATCTTGCAGGTATTCCAGAAAAGTATCTGAGAGGCGAGATTGATAAGAGAACTCTTATTAAGAATATTGGATCTTTCTACAAAGCAAAAGGTACAAAACGTTCTATACAGTTTCTATTCAATGCTCTTATCAGTAGTAATGATACAGATGTATATTATCCAAAAGATACTACACTAAAAGCATCTGAGTCTGATTGGACTAACGTTTATTCTCTTAGAGTCATTGCTCTAACTGGAAATCCAGAAGATTTAATTGGTCAAACTATTACAGAGAGTGGTAGTAACTTTGCATCTGCTGTTGTTGATAATGTTCTCAAAGAGCAGATTGTAGATGGTGTACAGATGTGGGATGTGATTCTCAATAGAGGAACAATCAATAATATATTTTCTATTGCTAACAAAACCACTTTAACAAAAGTTATTTCTACAACAGATACCATTGGAGATACCATTGAAGTAGATTCAACATTTGGTTGGGACAATGAAGGATCTTTTTATATTAATAATGAACTTATTGAATATGCATCAAAAACTGCTAGAAAGTTTGTTATCAAAAATAGATCTCTTTCTACTGCACACGCTGTTGGTGGAAGACTTTACAGTAACACGGTAATCAAAGGTGGTAGTGTATCGTTAATACCTTTAGGTGTTGTATATAACTTAGTTCCTAAAACATCTACACCATATGGTATTGAAGGTGAAGTAATCAATGTAGAGAAGTCTGGTTTTGATACTGTAGATCCTATTATTAAGACATCTGGTAATACTATTAGATGGAAGTTCCCTACTTCAACTGATGTTGTACAAAGTGGAGATACTAGAACCACTAATGCTAATACCAAAACAATCCCTGGTATCACTGAAATTTTTGAAGATGATAAAAATTATTATATCTGTTCTAGTGGATTTCCAATAGGAAGAACTGTATTTTTTAACCAGACTATTCCTCCTAGTGATACCCCAGTTGATCAACCCTTATTGAGAACGATTCGCAAGTCTCCTGAGACTACAACTGAGACTTATGAGACAAGTAGGAAAGATGTAGGAATTTTTATTGACGGTGTACTAGCATATAGCCATAAACATGAGGACAGTGTACTCACAGGACCTATTACATCTATTAAGGTAGACAGTCAAGGAACTGGGTACAGTAGACCTCCATTTGTCTTGGTTAACGATACACCTTACCTAGCAACAGCAAATATGTCTGGTTTGGTTGTAGAATCTGTAACAATTGTTACACCTGGTAATTACACTACAGCACCAACCGTAGATATTGTATCTGGTAGAAACGCTGAGTTAAATGCTGTTGTCACCATGGGTGAGATTACAAGCATTACAATCACAAATCCTGGTGAGTATTACTCTGCTCCTCCTACAATTAGAATTACTGATAGGAAAGGTAGAGGTAGATTTGCACAGTACGAAGCAAGAGTTTCAGCAACTGGACAAATCACTGAATTAGTTAAAATTAATGGTGGTTCTTTTTACACTGCTGGAGAGGTATTAATTGAAATAATTCCATCTGGGTCTGCTGCTACAGCAACAGCATCTATTTTTGAATGGATTAAAAACAGATATGAAACTTTAGGTAGTAATAAAGATACAGAGTATGGATTTTCATTCTTAAATTCTAGAGGATTTAATAATTATGGTGTAGTTGCATATCCACCCTCGTTAAAGACTAGTCTTAATGATGTTAGTTCTAATCACTCACCTATTATTGGTTTTGCCTATGATGGTAATCCAATCTACGGTCCATATGGTTACACTGACCCTATAGATAACACTTCTGCAATTAAAAGGATTGAATCTGGTTTCAGGAAGAGAACTACACGTTCTAATGGACCTTCTGTTGTAACTTATCCTTTAGGTTCTTTTATTCAGGATTACTACTATGCAGATAGACTTGGTGATGTTGATAGAAACAATGGTAGATTTTGTGTAACACCTGAATATCCTAATGGTGTCTATGCATACTTTGCTACTGAAGATGTTAATGGTGATCCTGCATATCCTTATTTGTTAGGTGATAATTTTTATAGTCTTCCATTATCAGCAAACTTCAATGAGTTCCAAACTCATGCTGATTTACCAGAGGCAGCTATTAGAATTAGGAGACCTAATACCCCTGATAATGGTCTTGTAACAAGAGCAAAAACAAAAGATATATCTACAGGTAGTGTAGATTCCTTCAGTGTATATGCGTCTTCTAGTAACCTCTCAGTAGGTAGTACAATTATACTAGACAATACTGATACTAATGGTCGTGATGCTAGAGGATCTATATCACAGATTAAAGGAAAATCTATTTCTACTATTGAAGCAACTAACAAAGAAGTTGATTCTCAAAAAGTTGCTACATTACAAATCACAGAAAATTGTTACATTTTTGATGGGGACACAATCAGTCAACCATCAACAGGTGTTTCTGGTACCGCTGTGGGTGATGTATTAGACGGTAAATTTATCGTACTTAAAAATATTGTTGGTGGAACATTTGATGATACTGGTTTATTTGATTCATCTACAGTATCTTTAAATATTGTTCTTAACACAAATGCTACCTTTACTAAAGGTGCAATTTTAGAATACACTGATGGTAATAATGTTATTGCTAGTGGTGAAGTAATTGAAACTACTGATAAAAGAAACTCTGTAAAAGTCAAAGTTCTAACTGGAGCATTTACTATCACTACAGACTATTACTTGAGAAGTGATAACTTACTTAACACTATTGGTGCTGAGATTTTAAGCACACAAAGTTTGAGCACAGGACTTGTTCCTTTTAAAGTAGATACAAAGGTCGCTCTAGTAACAACATCAACTAATCACGATCTTTCTATAGGAAATTTAGTCAATATTAAGATTGATCCAGATGATAGTATTACTACAAAAAATTATTATGTACAACTAGGTGCTATTCAAGAAATTGATGTAATTCCATTATCATTCTCTACTAGAATTAATGATCAAGGAATTGGTAGGTTTACTATTCAGAATAGTGGTGCTGATTATCAAGCAAGTAATACTGTTGCAGATGTAGCATTGTCTGGTGGATCTGGAAATGGTGCAACAGCAAACATCACTACAAATGCAGATGGTAGAGTTAGTACAATTGTACTAGTCAATAAAGGAACTGGTTACAAACTAGGAGATATTCTTACAGTGCCTGATGTTGCTCTATCAAAGAGTGGTAGTGCTCCTGCAAATTCTCAAGATGTACAAATTAGAGTAGAGCATATTGGTTTTGGTGCAGGAGAAAATCTTTTAACTGTACTTGATGTATCTGAGATAGCAGATAATGATTATATTAGTATTGGTGATGAAATTTTACAAGTCACAGATGTTAGAGAAACTACAAAACAATTAGTGGTAACTAGAGGACAAAAAGGAACAACTGAAAAAGATCATTATCATAATGTAGAAGTATCTTTAGATGTTGCTGATTTTAGATTCAATGTGGGAAGCACTATTGCTATTACTGGTAATTCTACATTAGATCCTGTTGTTGTATCTTACAACAATGGTAGATTGGTTGTTGAACACAATCAAAACTTCTTTACTACTGGAAACTATGACGATTATAAAATTGGTCTAGGTTCTACTTTCTTTGATGAGAGTGTTCCTAAGAAGTTAGTAAAACTACAACAAGTATCTGATTTTATCATAGTTACAAAAATATCTGAAAACGCAAATGGTCCTTATCAGATCTCTCCTAATCTTCAGTTCCAAGATCATTATCAGTACAAGTTTGACTTAAGTCATTTTACTAATGTACATTCTGAATTTTTAATCTCTCCAAGTAAGTCTGATAATATTATTGCTCCAGAACTTGTTAGACAAGGAACCCCTGGTACTGCTAATGCATGTGTATATGCTAAGTTTGGATATGGTGCTAGACTAGGCACAGTAAACCTAGCAGGGACTCTAACAGATAGGAAAGATCCACTATACCAAAGATACTATTACAAATCAATCGTTACCACAACGTCTGCTGGTGTCCAATCTATTAGAATCGGTCCTACCAGTGTAATTAGAGATCAAGACAACTATGTGGAAATTATACAAGATCCTTTGCAGGGTCAACATCAAGTTGTATATGTAACACCTACACAATTTGTATACTCAATGGATATCTTACCTAGATGGTATGGTACAGGAATTATGTCGTACACTACATCTGGTGTAAATGCAGTTGGTGAGATTGCTGAGGTTTCTGTTGCTAATTTAGGAACTGGATATAAGAAAGTTCCAGCAGTTCTTGGTGCTGCTATGAGAGTAGCAGATGAAGCACATGTAACAGCACAGTGGGATGCTGTAGGTAAAAATATTGCTGGCGTTACTATCAATACTATTGGTAAGAACTATTCTAAACCAAAAGTTATTGTTACTGATGGTGATGGTGCTGAAGTAGCATTTGATATTCTAAAAACAGCAGCAAATGGTATTGCTAATGTTATTGTTACAAATAAAGGTAAAAATTATACTTACCAACCAACACTAAAAGTTATTGAGAGTGATCTTCGTGTATATGCAAAATCAAATTCTATTGGTGTTACTAAAAATGTAGAAATCGAATTTAGTGGATCAGGTATTTGGAATGATTCTTCTTTACAAAGAAAACATTCTTCTAGTATTGCATTGATATTGGATACTACTGATGAGTTCTTATCAGGTGAGCAAATTACACAGGGATCTACAACAGGTATCGTTACCAACAAAGGATGGAGAAAAGGTTCAAACGTTCTTAAAGTAAAAATTTTAACAGGTGAATTCGTCAAAGGCACTGCTATCACTGGTGTTTCTAGTGGTAGTATAGGTGCCATCGACGAGATACTTGAAACAGAATTTACAGTTGACACACGTTCTTATTTTGATAACCTAGGTAACTTTGGTTCTGATAAAGGAAAGGTTGGTGTTAAAACTCACAGAGTTGCAGATAATAATTTCTATCAAGACTATTCATATGTTATTGAATCTGAATCTGGTATCAATGATTGGAGAGATTTAATTAGAGAATCTGTTCACCCAGCAGGATTTAAAATGTTTGGTGAATTGAATGTTGATTTAAACGCAACTGTTCGTATTAATGAGAATACTAAGACAGGTCAAAGGTCACAACTCAATCTATGGAATGAAAATGAGAACAATGCTAGTGTTGGTAACACTGTTAGACAGATTGTTAACACTATCAATCTTAACAAAGATATCAATGTTCTTCGTGGTACTGGTTCTGTTACCGAACAGGCATTTGATGTTAGAGGACTAACTGCTAAAGAAATTATACTAGAACCAGCATTTGATGGTGACTTTGATTTTATGGGATTACAAAGAGGAACTAGAGACTTTATTCTTAAAGACAAGAAGACTGGTCAATCAGTTTCACCATATAATGCAATGGCGTTGACTATTACCCTAGATGGTATTCTTCAGGAACCTGAAGTTGCATACACTGTATCAGGTGATACAATTCGTTTTGCTAAAGCACCACTTGGTCCACGTACTGAAAACAACGCATCTATTCCTGCTCAGAAATTTATTGGTAGACAGTTTGAATATAAAGACGCTGCTAAGAATGGACAGTACTTAAAGAAAGTACGCCAGATTTTCCAGAAAGAAGGAACATGGATTGATGCTGCTAATCAATTAAGATTTAATAGATCATTTATTCAAGAAGAAGCAATTGGATATGCAAAAGAAACATTCCCATCAGTATCATGGAATACATTAGAAACTAAGTGTGTTAGAGACATTGGTCTTATTGTAGACGCATTTGAGCATGATTTGAGATACGGTGGTAATCAAAAAACTGTAGAGGCAGCAGAATCTTACTATAATAACGGAAGCCTAGCTTACATCAACGCTCAGCTTACCGAGAGCCTAGCCACATACAAATACACTATGAATCTATGTGTTGCTGCTATGCGTAACTGGGACATAAGTTTACAAGGTTGTACTGTAACACCTGGATCAGACATTATTACACTACCTTCTATGTTAGGTATTTGTATAGGAATGAATGTTTCTAGTGGTGGACAATTTGATCAACCAACAACTATTGTAGAAATTCTATCTGGTAATCGTGTAAGAGTTAGCAGAAATGCAAATATTAGTTATAGTGGTCAAACTATTAGCACTGTAGTTACAACCACAGGGCAGACTAACTATGGTCCAACTGTTGTTACTAACACTGGTACATTAAATGTTGGTGTTGGATCTACCGTTACTGTCTTTAATACTGTTAATAATATTAATCAAGTAACATTCTCATTCAGTAGGATCAATAACGGCACCTACATGGATGCTGCACGTTTGATTGAGAAGAATAGATCTTATATTACAGAAGAAACTATTGGATGGACAAAACAAACTTATCCTAATCTTTCTATTCCTGATGAGGATAAGTGTGTTAGAGATACTGGTATCCTAGTCGATGCATTTGTATATCATCTAAGATATGGTGGAAACTTTAAGGTTGTAGATTTTGCTGAGTTCTACTTTAAGAAGAGTCAATTAGCATATATCTCATCTGAGAAAGCAGAAAGTATTGCAGCATATAAGTATGCAACTGATCTCATGGTTCTCGCTATGAGACAGAACCTACCTACAGGTCAGCATACTATCTTTGTACCATTTACTGATACAACTGTACTACCTGATCCAAATGGATCTTTCGCAGCACAATGTGCTGACGTTGAACAGTCTCTTAAGTCTTACATTGATATTGTAGAAGAAATATTACTCAAGGGTCCTTATATTATTGAGAGAACTCCAGACAATAATCAAAGGACTGGTAATTGGGCACTCAGTAGAACATTCTCTAATCTCAACATTCTTCCAGGCAACTATGATGGAGGTCCTGGATTGTTTGCAGAGTGTAGTGATGTTCAATCTGCACTTGATTCTTTGTATTCTAATATAGAGACCGTATTGAATGGTGGTACTGCTACTAAATCTTTACCTGATTACTTTGATGGAGAAAATGTTGAGTTTGAATTGTATTATACTGATAATACTATTGTTAACACATCTAAAAAAGAAGATTTATTTGTAGTTATCAATGGCGTATTCCAAAATGCAAAATATGATGATACTTTCCCAAGAGTAAATGCGTATAACATTAAGAGAATGGATGGATCAGATCCAGATAGAATTGTTTTTGCAGAACCACCTAAATGGGAGCAAGAATTAAACACTCTTACTGTTCAGGAACCTCTAGCAGTTGAGAAGTTCTATGCACATAATGTTGGAAGATATTTACGCTTAGTTATTGATGAGAATAATCTCAATGGTAAGGCAAGAGGACCATTTGTAATGAAAGACGAAGAAACTATGGAAGCAGTTGTTGTTGATGACGATAGATTCCTTTTAGTCTTCCTTGATGGCGTTTTACAAGAAAGAAACAGAGCATATACTATCAACGAATCTAGTATTACTTTTGCACAAGGTCCAAGACAAGGACAAAGTATTGATATGCTTCTATTAGTTGGAGACAATGAAGACCAACTACTTGATGCATTTAATGTTGATACTGATTCATTCTATAATGAAGTTACCATTTCTATTACTGGTAGCGATCAATATAGTACATTTGTATCACTCATTAATGGTAGAGACAATGCTCCTGTATATCAGAAGTTCAACATAGGACAACCAAATGTGATAACTAAGACTATTGGTGAGATTAAATACTGGGAGACAACATCTACTGGATGGAAGTTTGTAATGCTCACTGCTATGAATCCTGAGATTGACTTGACGGAACCGTTGAGAATTTCTAAAGGACTTGACTTCAGTGGAGCATTTGACTTATTTGATTTGTCTAGTGCAACTACAGCAATTACATATAACGATAAAAATGACAGACGACATCTTAGAAAAAACACTGCTTCTTGGTTATATCATCATGATAAGCCTACCATCCAAGATCTAGAACCTGGAGACAGGATTCAGATTGATGGTGAAGAAGAATATAGAATAGTTAAGAAAGTACCAAATGAACTTGCAAGTTTAGCATATAATCCAAACACTCAACTTTCTGATGTTGTTGGTACTGTATCTGTTTCTAATTACAATGGAGTCACTTCTGGTGAAGGACTAGATGTAGTAGCAAATATCACTGGTGGTGTTGTTACATCATTGACTTGGAATAAAAGAGACATTACTAAGAACCCAACTGCTTCTGGTTACTCTATTGCACCACAATTAGTATTTGAGAGTGTTGATCAAGCAGGTGGTGGAGCAAAAGCAGAAGTTATCTGTGAGGGTGGTGACGTTATAGATGTTATCTTGACTCAAGGTGGTAGTGGATATACTACTGCTCCTAAGATCAATGTAACTCGTGGATATAATATAATTAAGAAGCATCGTCAGTTTGATACTAAGTATCAAAAAACAATCAATAGACTTGCTCCTGCTGCACTCGCAACATTTGCTTCCTCTGCTATTGTGGTAGATGAACTTAAGCATGAAAGAATTGAACAGACTGAAGTATTATCAAGTCCATATAATTCACTCCGTGAGGTTTTACTTACAAAGTCTCTACATAGAGATGCATCTGCTGTAACAACGACTCATGCTGTGACTCTGACTACTCAGAGACCTCCACAGACTTCTACTGTAGCAACTGGTAGTGTGACGTTGTTAAATAACATCAAACAGATTACTTTAACTCAAGGAATTTCCACAAGTTCCGCGACCACTGTACATCTTCCAACGTTTACTCCCCCTGCAATTAGCATGGGAAGCGTAGCTGCCGCAAACGTTTATAATGCATCTGTCTTGGATGTTGATTATACAGCAGCAGATCCCAATGTCTTTGCAACCACTAGTGGTTTCCCTGCATCTGGTATCATTCAGGTAGGTCTATATCAATTGGAGTATAGTTCTAAACTGTCTGATCGTTTCATTATTGATTACACTAGCAGTAATACAACTCAACCTACAACAGGTGGAACAGTTACCGCAAGTAGTGTAATCAGACTTGTATAAATATAAATATCTTGGATCCAATCCTTTCGTAGCAATTCTAGTACAATTATGTCGGCAATCATTTCTGAAAAGTTTCGCATTTTCAACGCACAACAATTTTTGGAGTCTCTAACTGAGGGACCCAGCGATACATCAACCGAAAGAACGAGGATGTACTTCTTCGTGGGACGCTCTGATGCGTGGTATGGTATTCTCGAATATTACTCGGGAAACGGCACAGCACTAGCAGTAGGTAATGAGATTTACGACGCAGGAGCAAGTGGCGCAACTGCATACGGATCCACTACTTTCAAAGCTACGATTGAGAAAGTGTTTCCAAGTTATGTACTAGTTTCTGCACCTAACCCTATTTCTGCTAATCCGACACCAGGAAACGTTTTGAAGGGATATGCATCTGGATCTGATACTGGTGCTGAAGCACTATGCGGAGTATATCGTAAAGCCGACGAGAACAGTGCTCCTGCTCCTTTAGATAACCAAGAAGAAAAATTTAGAATCTACAAAGAACTTATTGCTGCTAAGAGAGTTGAATCATCTAATGTTATTTCTGTTATACCTCGTTTAAACTGGAATACAGCATTGAACCCAACGTTCGATATGTACAAACCAGATTACAGTGCCGCACCTTCTACTGGTGGTACTGCTAAACAGACTACTAATAATAAGAATAGTCTTGGTGAAGCAAAGTTGTATGTAATGAACACCAACTACGAAGTTTTCAAGTGTTTGTATAATAAAGAAGACCTCGCTCCTGGTTCTAACACTGCACAGAATATGCCTACAACAGCAAACAACTATGCTAATGGTGTATATACAGGTCCTGCTGACGGATATGTTTGGAAATATCTTTATACAATGACTACTGCGCAGGTTATGGATTTCTTATCCAGTGACTTTATGCCTGTTGGTGCATATGCTGGTACTGCAGTAGTTGATGGTGCGATTGATACTATATTTGTTAAAGACGCTGGAACAGGTCTTCCTGCTAACAAGACTGGTGCTTCTGCACTCTATGGTCCTATCCTAGGTGATGGAACTGGTGGTGTCGCAAAAATTGAGACTGATGGTACTGGTACTATCACATCTGCAACTGTAGAAACAGCAGGAACTGGATACACTTATGCTAGTGTAGCACTTGTAACTGGTACTGGTACTGGTGCAGGTGGAGATGCTTACGGTCTATTTGCGGACAATACTCTTGCTACTAGTGAGACTATTGCTGGATCTGCTAAAGCAGCAGTAGAAGTTATCATTCCTCCTCAAGGTGGACACGGTGCTGATTTAGCACAAGAACTAAATGCTAAACGCATTATGGTTAATGTCCGCTTAACTTATAATGAAGGACAAGGAGACTTCCCTGTAAGTAATGACTTCCGTAGAATTGGTCTTATCAAAGATCCTCTACAGTGGGGTTCTACAACAGTTGCAACTGCCAATACTCTAACTGGCACATATGCAGTAAGAGTAACTGGTACAGGACTTACCGATAGTAGTTTTGGAAACGATAACCAGATCAGTCAAACTGTAACTGGTGGTACTGCTAAAGGAACTGTAGTTGCTTGGGAAAGAGAGAGTGCTACTGCTGGTGTTCTCCGTTACTTCCAATCACACGAGTCACACACTGATAATGGAATTGTAAGAGATTTTGCTGGTGGTGCTAATCCTATCTCAGACGCTAGTACAGGTGTATCAGTTACAGTAGACGGTACTTACAGTCAAACACTCAACGGAGTTACTTTTGCATCAGGTTTAGCATACCCTGAGATCAAACCAAACTCAGGAGAACTCGTATACATAGAGAACAGAAGGCTTATTACTAGGGCGTCTGATCAAATTGAGGATATTAAACTAGTAATTGAATTCTAATTCCATGTTAGGTTTGGTTTACGATGCCCCAAAAGACGAATTTAAACGTATCCCCATACTACGATGACTACGATGCGGCGAAGAACTTTTATAGAGTTCTTTTCCGTCCTGGATATTCGATCCAAGCTAGAGAATTAACGCAACTACAATCTATTCTGCAAAATCAGATTGAGTCTCTTGGTAGACGTCAATTTAAACAGGGTGATTTAGTAATTCCTGGCGAAGTTGGACTGAATAACAAACTTGATTATGTTAAGTTATCATCTGTTACAGAAGTTGCTGTAGCAGAAGGGGACTCTATTGTCTATAAAAAATATGATATTTCACAACTCGTAGGTCAGACGCTTCAGGGTATCACGTCTGGTGTTACGGGTGTTGTTGTATCTACAAGTTTTGCAACCCTAACATCTGCAGATACAGTTTATGTAAACTACACTAGCAGTGGTAATGCTAGTAATGAATCTACTTTCCGTCAAGGTGAAACTCTAGAAGTTGTAGATGGCGTCAATACGCCGCTTCTAGTGGTTGGAACAGACGGAAGTGTCTTACCTACCTCGGTAACTACTAAAGATCCTGATACAGGCGTAGAGACATCACAGACAAGTCCTGCAATGGGATTTGCATCTGCTGTTAAAGTAGAAGAAGGTATTTACTTTGTAAACGGACATTTTGTCCGCAATGATGCAGAACTTTTAATTTTAGATTCTTACACTAATTCACCATCCGCAAAAGTTGGTTTTAAAATTACGGAAGATCTAGTTACACCTGAAGAAGATTCTACACTATATGATCAAGCAAGAGGATTCGCTAATTTTAGTGCTCCAGGAGCACACAGACTTTCTGTTAATCTAGGTCTAGCAAAATATGATTTAGATGCATCAACAGATAGTAATTTTATTCAATTAATTTCTGTTAAAAATGGATCTGTTCAAAGAAAGATTCAACCAGCAGATTATAATATTATTGAAGAGACTCTAGCAAGGAGAACATTTGATGAGTCTGGAGATTATGTTGTAGAACCATTTGATACTGAAGTAAGAGAGTATTTACAATCTAATTCTAATAAAGGTATCTACAAAAAAGACGAGGAAACTGGTTTAGTTAATGGACTAACAGAGGCAGAAGCATCACAAAAGATGATACTTTCTGTTGGAACTGGTAAGGCATATATTAAAGGATATGAAATCCTTAATAAAGAAAGTAAGTATCTTACTGTCAATAAGTCTCGTGAGTCTTTAGAAAGAGACAATATTACACTAAAGCATGGAGACCTTTCTAGTTTCTATCTTACTAACACATACAATACTATTCCATTAAATTCGTTTGATGCAGATTTAACTGCGTATCCAACACTATACTTAAATCAATCTTTTAGTGATGGATCTATTGGTACAAATGATACAGAGTCTGCTACTGCACACAAACAAACTCGTTCTAGAAGGACATCAGAATTTACTTCAGATCAAGCAATTAAAACTCTTCTTATAAGTGTTACTTCTGGTACTACAGGTAAAACTTATGCTGATATTGACGATACTACCATTGGAACTACATTCAATTCTTTTTGGGTTAGAATCGCATCTCAGAGTAATGAAGTTTCGGAAATAACATCTCTAGCATTTTCTAAGTTTGATGGTAATAGTTTCTTAGGATCAGGAAATTATCTTGAACTAACTGTTGTTGGTAGGAGAGATGTTGTAGATGAATTACTAAAAGAGTATAGTGAATTTAATACTAACAAAAGAACACAACTATATTTCTCCGAGAGTGAGGCAGAATCTTCTAATTCATCAGGACTCTTTGGAGATATTATCAGTTATCAGGAGTCTATTATTCCTACAATTGGTTTAGCAAAACCAAAAAATATTTCTCTTGCTTCTAGAGGTATTGGTTTTGATCCTAACTCAGACAGAATTTTATCTAAAGGTAGAGTTGGATCTACTCCAGCATACAATGCGACTTTTAAAATGTCGTATTTTAATCCAACATTCTTAACAAGAATTACTGTTGATTCTACAATTCCTCAAGGACAATTTGAGACTGGTAAGTATATTACTGGATCTAGAAGTGGAGCATATGCTGTTATTGAAGGATCTCCTGATGGATATTTAACTTCTGGTAATAAAATTTTCTGTAAGTCTCTTTCTGGTACATTTCAACAGGGTGAAACTATTGTAGATGAAGCAGGTAACTCTCTAAGAATTGCTAAAGAAAATACAGTATCTCACTTTGTTGTTGATTCTAGAGGTATTAACTATGGTGGTCTTACCTCAGCAATTATAGATGGTGTTAAATACGACCCAGCAATTATCAAAGCAAATTTAGATCCTAGTAATGGTATCTACAAACTTTCTATTGAAGATAGAAGTGGAGTTTCAGTTGAGTATGCTCAACCACCTACTGTAACTATTGCAACTACATCCACTACATTTTCTGCTAGTAACGCTGCTGTAGTTAGAGCAGTTCTATTCCAAGATGTTGTACTAACTTATACACCACAAAACGTTAAGTCAATGAGTTCTAGATTTGGTGTTGCTCCTGCAGGGGCACAAGCACCTAATCTATTTACTTCTGATATTGAGTTTAACAAATCTTCTTATATTACATCTACTAACGTAACTGACTTTACATTCAGTGGTTCTCAAGGTAATTCTTTTGTTGAGTGTACAGGTTTTGGAGGAGATGCATCTCAATCATTAGTGCAAGGTGATATTGTACAATTCTCTGATACAAATAATAATCTAGTAAAAGCAGTTGTACAGCAAGCAACTAAACCTGAGGGTGTTAAAAAATCTAGAATTTATCTAGATTCTTTACTTCCAGAAAACGTTGCGTCTACTACTGTTATCAGAGTAAGACCAAAGGTAGACAATGTATCTAAGTCTTCTCTTATTTTCCCAACTGGTAGTAAGCAAATTAAATCTCTTGTTAAAGGAACTGATGATACTGCTCTCAAATATTATGCTAGAAAAGATTTTGTATTAGATTCTTCTACTTCAGGTGGTCAAATTACATTCAAAGCACAACTTGAATTTGGTACTCAGAAATTTGTATCTTTCAGTGAAGAACATTTCCTTCTTACTGTATTAGATAAAGGTAATGCAACAGCTGTTGAAACTGGTGATGTTGTTTATGTTCCATCAGACGCAGTTTCTGTAGCAGCATCTACAGATACAACTACTGGTCTGACTGCAGGTAGTGTTACAGTTACTTTATCGTCTACTTACTTTGGTTCACTATCTGGTGGATCTACATTCCCGAAACTAAAACTAACAGCAACTTTAGAGGTTACTAAAGCACGTCCTAGACTAAAAACTATTATTAGAAACAAAAAAGTTGTAATTACTCCTTCTGGTGATAAAGTAATTCCTATTAGGGGACAAGATCAAGATGCATCAGAAATTAATACAGTATCATATTCTGATGTAATTAAACTCAACTACATTTACGAAGGTTCTACTACTGCACCTCCACAGATTGATAGTTCAGGTACATTGATTAGTGGTACTGATGTTACTAACAGATATACATTTGATGACGGTCAAAGAGATACTTTCTATGATGTTTCTAGAATTGTTCTAAAACCTGGATTTAATAATCCTACAGGTCAACTCCTAATATCATTTGATTACTTTGATCATTCTTCTGGAGACTTCTGTGTTGTTGATTCTTATATTCACGAAGCAGGTGTTACTGCAGATGAGATTCCAACATTTAACTCTTCTGTTTATGGTGTAACAAACCTAAGAGATGTTATTGATTTCAGACCTAAAGTTGATACTGCAGCAACAATTACTGGATTCCAAGATCAATCTAATTTTGCTAGAAATATATTTAATGAATTTACTGGAGAGGGTGGTGTTGTAACAGCATGTCCAGCAGCAGATACAAACTTACCATATACAATTTCATTCTATCAGAGTCAATACTTAGATAGAATTGATGGTCTATTCTTGAATAAAAAAGGTGAGTTCTTAGTTAAAGAAGGTAACTCATCACTTAATCCATCTAAACCAGAATTGGTAGATGATGCAATCGCACTTGCATATCTTTATATCCCTGCATATACAACTACTAGTAAGGATGTTCGTACTATCCCTGTTGATAACAAGCGTTACACAATGCGTGATATCGGCAAACTAGAGAAACGTGTAGAAAGACTTGAATACTATACTCTTCTTAGTGTCTTAGAACAACAAGCATTGAATATGCAAATCAAAGATGCTAGTGGATTTGAAAGATTTAAGAGTGGTTTTGTTGTAGATAATTTTGAAACTCATAAAGTTGGTAAAGTAAGTTCTATTGACTATAGATGTTCTATTGATACTAAACAGTCTGTATTAAGATCACAGGCAAGAGAAGATAGTGTTGATCTATCAGAAGTTAATACTAAAGAAGATGAAAGAGTAGTAGCAGGTTATGTTAGAAATGGTGATGTTATAACTCTACCTTACAGTGAACTAACTCTTCTTGAAAACCCATTTGCAACTAAGAAAATTAATCCAAACCCATTTGTTGTTATTCAATACGTGGGCGATGCATCTCTAGACGCACCTGTTGATTCTTGGTATGAGAATACTGATGCTCCTTTAATTACAGATAACAATACACAACTCTATACAATCTTCTTAGCAAAGAGTAATGTAAGAGAGGCGTATTCTAGCATCTATAATTCTTATGCTGTTAACTGGGTAGGATCTGATCAAAACTTCTTTAATATTAATTCTCTATCAGAAATTAACTCTGATGCGGTCACTTCTTCTGTGCAAATTGCTAACGTAGGAAGTTCTTCTAATATTAGTCCTCAAAACAATGAAACTGGTAAAGGTATACAAACAAAAGTAATTGGTGAAACTGCTATTGCTAGTTCACTACAACAGTTTGCTAGGTCTAAGGCAGTTAGGTTTAATATTCGTCGAATGAAACCTAATACTAGAATCTATCCTTTCCTTGAGGGAAGAGATATTTCTAGATGGACCAACCCTGATCTTAGATATAGTGGAGTTGCTGGTAACTCTCTATCTACATTTGGTTCTGCTATTACCACAGATGATGCTGGTAATGCTAGTGGATTAATTTTAATTCCAAATGGTTACCCACCAGTTCAGGGTAGCACTTGGAACAATTATATCTACAATACACAATACGACACAAATGCAGAACAACTGCAGTTCACTGTCGGTGAAAAAACCATTAGATTTACATCTAGTTCAACTGATACACCTAAGGAGAATGTCGAAACATTTACCGAAGTCAAATATTACCCAACGGGAGTCCTTCCTACAAGTACATCTACAGTTACTTCTACTCTCCCTGCAAATCTTAAAACAAACGAGGGAAGACAGATTGTTGATACAGACACTGGATCAAGTAAAAAACCTTCTCCTTTAACACAAACATTTAAAGTTGAGAACTTGGAAGGTGGATGTTTTGTAACTGGTATCAAACTATTCTTTAATAAAAAAGATCTTAAAGTTCCAGTTAGAACATATCTAACAAATACTGCTAGTGGAAAACCAGGCAAATCAATCATTCCTGGTACTGAAACTACTATTGCTCCTGAGACTAAACTAAAAGTATTCATTTCTCAAGATGCATCTATTGAAATTGCAGAAACTGTTATTGGATCTATTTCTGGTGCATCTGGTCCTGTTTATAAAGTATTTGATAGGACTGGTACAGAAGTACTAGCAGGATCAGCAGATAAGATTCCTCTTTCTGCAGATCAAGTTTATACATTAGTTCTTTCTAATAATAATGGTCAGTCATTTAGTGCTGGTGAAACACTGACTGTACCATCTTTGACTTTAGCAAATAATACAAACAATACTACTGTTTCTCTTACCATTGCTAAGGATTCTGGTAAGTTGGTTGATCTTAAAGTTCTAGCAACTGGTACAAATTATGATACTGCTTCAATGGTTATTGAGAGTCCTCAATTACCAGGTGGTACAACTGCTACTGGTAGTCTAGGTGTTTCTGGTGGTAAAATTTACAACTCAGAAGTATCAATTTCTGGTTCTGGATATACTAGTGCTCCATCTATCGTAATCAATGGTACTGGTTCAGGAAATGCAGGTGCTTCTATTCAAAGTGTTGTTGATATGGATAGTCCTGGTGTGACTATGGGTATTGCTACAGACCTTTCTACAGATGTACAAGGAAGTATAGGAACTGTATTTAATTTTGAATATCCAGTATATCTACAAAACGATTCTGAATATGCATTTGTTGTAGAGACTGATTCTACTGAGTATGAAGTTTGGGCATCTGAAGTTGGTGCATCTTCTGGATCTGGAACTGTTACTCCTATATCTGGTCTTGGATCTGTATTCAGATCTCAAAATGTAGAGAGTTGGACAGAAGATCTCAGAGAAGATATTAAGTTTACTTTAATGCGTGCAGAGTTTGATAATTCTAGAACTGCTAGTGTACTATTAACAAATGAGCAACTTGGATTTGAAACAATGAGTTTAGATCCTATTTCTACAAGTAGTGAAGCATTTAGTAGTGCTACATTGAAGAAGTTTAGAGGTAACAACAAGTATGTACGTGTTCATCATAGAGATCATGGTTTTGAAGAAGGTGGTAAGTCTTACGTATTCTTCAAAGGTGTGGGATCTACTGGAGGTGTTGCAGGATCTACAATCAATACCAATCTATTTAAAGTAGAGAATGTTGGTATTGATAGTTTCAATATTGTATCACCTACAGAAGCAAGTTCTAACGACATTGGTGGTGGTGCTGTAGGTTTAATCTCTAACAATAGAAAATTTGAAAAACTATATGCTGATATTGGTTATCTTTCATTCAAAGAAACAAAGATTGATTCTTCTGTTAAGACAACTGATATTATTCCAGTGGATAATGGACCTGTAAATTATAATTCATATACTCAAAGCAATTATGAGAAAACTTTCATTAAGCAAGAACACTTCTTTATTAATCAGAAAGTAATTGCTTCTCGTGTAAATGAACTTTATAATGGTTTACCTAATTCATTAGAATACAAACTTGATTTATCATCTGAAGTATCTAATCTATCTCCAGTTATTGATTTAAGAACTAGTTCTGTTAAAACTATTAGTAATAGAATTGAATCTGCTAAAGGAACTGAAAATAGGTATGGTAGACAGAACCAACTTCTTGAGTTCTATAAAATCTATCAGTTTGCTATTACTGGTAACAGTGGTACTGATATAGATGTAGGTCAAACAATAGACTCTACTACTAATACTAATACATCTGAAGTTGCTGGTTTGAAAGGTGGTAGTGGTAAAGTCTTAGCATGGGATACATCTACTAATACTGTAACTGTACAATTAAGAAATAGTGGACAGTTTAAAGCATCTGAAGCATTGACTTTCTCTTCTCAGACTAGTCTAACTGGTGTTACAATTACAAATTCTGGAGCGACTGAAATAAAACCAGACTTTAGTATCAATACTACATTGAATGCATATAACTTATCACAAAGTTCTTCTATTGCTGATGATGAGTTATATCTTGATAAAATTAGTGGTAATATTGTTGACTGGGATGCACAGTCTCAAGTATTAACTGTATTCAATGATAAAGAAGCAATTGATGGTAACTTTACTGCTGCTGTAACAGGTGGGTCTGCATTTACTAGAAATGCAACACCTACAAATCAGTTACCTGATATCTTCCGTGTAGGAGATGCAGTTCAGTTTGTAAATCAAGCAGCAAATACAAATGACTGGTGGATTATCAAAAACGTTGATTACAGTGCTGGTGTTGAGTTTGTTCCTGAGAACAGATCTAAAAATACATCTGGTATTTCTAAGTACGTAACAAAAGAAATATCTTTAGAAAATCCAGGAACAACTATTGATGTAAAACTAACAGCAAATATTAGAGAAGTTTCTAATATTAAAGTTCTCTATAAGATCAAAGAATCTTCTAGTGAACAAAACTTTGATGATATTGAGTGGGCATTCTTTAACATTACTGGTGTACCAGATATTGATATTGAAGCATCTGCAGAGAATGAGATCTCAGGTCTCTTTGAAAAACAAGATTCTTATCAAGAACTACCATTCAGTGTAAGTAATCTACCAGAATTTACATCATTCGCAGTGAAAATTATTATGGAGTCTGATAATCCAGCATACGTACCTAAGGTACAAGACCTAAGAGCAGTAGCGAGTTTCTAATGTATCAAGTTGAAGGCGAAGATGGTCTGTATAGAGACCCATCAACAAATGCTATTATCAATAAAGATAAGAAAGCGTTTGAACAAATAAGAGCGTCTAGAGTTAGACAGCAGTTACAGGATAACGAACTTCAAAGTTTAAAAACTGAAATAACTGAGCTAAGATCGCTTTTACGTGCTATAATAAATAAGTCAGACAATTCATGAATTATTATGTCCTGCACAGATACAGCAAAACTAAAAGGCGAATTTGAAGCGCAACTCAAAGACGCTGATGCGAAAATCACAAAAGTGAAAGAAGAACTAGTACGACTCAATGAGTATCGTACAAAACTAGTAGGTGGTCTAGAAACTCTAGGTCTACTAGAAGAACAAAACAAAGATCACGAACATCCTCCAGAAGGGGAAGCACCAAGTAGCGTTGAGTGATTGAACATTCCCCTCGCTAAATAGTGAGGGGTTTTATTTTAGGCTGATGGCGGCAATACCAATTAATTTGATTTGTGAGAAGGGGACAGATTTCTCTGCAACGTTCAATATCCAGAACGAAGCGAACACTACTCCTTTGAATCTTACTGGATATACCGCTGTTGCAAAGTTAAAGAGAAGTTACTCATCATCTACTGCAACCGACTTTGTTGTCGATTACCCAGATAGATATAATGGTGCTTTATCAATATCTTTAGCAAATGCAACAACAGCAGCATTAGAAGCCCGAAGATATGTTTATGATATTCTTTTGACTGCTCCATCTGGAACTAAGTCAAGAGTTATTGAAGGTATAATAGAGATAACCCCAGGAGTATCCTGATGCCTACGTATAACGTTAGTGTACAGAATTCTAATTACAATGTAATTACTCCAGCGCAGAAAAAATATGCGGTGGGGGTTACTTATGATATACCTGCAAAGTATCTTCAGAATAATAATATTGTTCTGGATGACTTTACAAGTCAGTTTAACAATTCTCAAACTGTTTTTAATTTAACAAGTAATAACGAGGCATATGTTCCAACTGACTCAAGTCAAATCATTGTTTCTGTAAACGGTGCAGTCCAACATCCAGGTGTTGACTATGCTGTAACCAATAATCAAATCGCTTTTACTACTCCTCCTTCCGTAGGAGATAAGGTTTTTATTGTTGCTTTAGCAACAACTGCAGACCTAACAAGAACAATTAATTTTGTTCATAGTAGTGGATCTTTCGATATGGGTGCTGGTACCAAAGGTGAATTAACCATAGATGTTACAGGACAAATTGATACATGGACTATCGTTGGTGATGTAAATGGATTTCTCAGGGTAGATATTGAGAAATGTAGTTTTACTGATTATCCAACTGGATTTTCTTCCATTTGTGGTACAGACTTTCCTACTATTGCTGGAGGAAACCTAAAGGGAACTAACGATAATCTCACTCAGTGGGACAAAACTTTGGTTGCAGGAGATATCCTCAGATTCAAAGTACAAGGCGTGACGAGCATCAGAAGATTTATGCTTGGTCTGAAAGTCTTGTTATGATAAATAATTTACGGTTGAAACATTTATAAATAAACGTAAGCAAGCACAACACAAACATTGGAGTTAAGTTAAATGGCACTGCTAGTACCTAATATTGGCGAACTTGAGTCGCTTCGTTATCTAATTAATAACAACAATCACGTTCTTGATCGTGAGGATAATGCCCCTCGTGACCTGATTCTTAAGCTGTATAGCAGCGACACAACACCAGCTGAAGGCGATGTACCTTCAACTACTGCATACTATGAACCATACGCTAATGGTAATACTAACACATATGGTACTTCAGGATCTACTGGTTACCCTACAGCAACCAATAACAGAACTGAAGCTCGCTATGACTACACAAATGCTTATGGTATTCTCCTAAACGGTGCTCGCTGGAAAATTAACCAAGACTCTTCTGCTAACGTTGTAACTACTGCTACATATCCTGAGCAAACATTTACCTTCACTAGTGCCGCTGGTAATATCTATGGTTACTACATTGTAAGAGCAAACAACATGCCTGTTGCAATACATGGTGTTGTTGATGCTGCTTCTGGTGCTGCTGCTGCTTCTCTTAACAAGGGTTCTAACTCTGATCCATGTATCGGTGTTATCGGACAAGACTACATCACCTTGCCTAACACTGCAGCTATTATGGACAATGTTACTCTTGGTCAAGTAGTTGGTGGTAACAGTGCTGTTCCAGCAGGTACAAAAGTTGGTGGTATTGATCGTTCAACTCGTAGAATCTATCTCTGTGATTCAAGTAACGTTGCTGTTCTTCTTACTGATAACATTCAGGCAGCGACTGACCCTTCAATCACTCTAGATTATACAGTAGTTACTACAACTGCAGCACATGACTTGCAAGCAGGAGATGTAATCTACATCGCTCGTGGTTCTTCTAATACTACATCTACAGAAAATACATACACTATCTTTAGTACTCCTTCAAGTACTACATTTGAGACTACACCTTCTCTTGATGGAACTGGTAACCTAACTCTTTACAGCAGCATCATGTTCGCTGAAAGATTTACAAATGGTCCATACCCAATTCAAAACAACGGTGACCAAATTAAAGTTACTCTAAACATCAGTCTCGACTGATATTTGACTTTTCTTTATATCATAAATTCAGTGGGGGACTTGTTTATAGTCCCCCTATTTTTTTGATACTGTATGGCGAACTACGTATATGCTGATACGAATACAGATCTAGACCTAACGTTTGAGGCAGAAAACTTAGGTCAAATTTCTGCGTCTGGAACTACAGCAGATTACGGAAGTCTTACAGCAACACCAACAAATTTATTAGCAAATACTCCTCTCTTAGCAGAAAGTGATACTGATGGAGATAGAGGAGAGATTGTAAATCAAAGTATTTCACCCATGGGCGCTGTTGCGTCTATGACCTCTACAACAAACGAAGCGTTTGCTAGGACGAGTTATCTTGGTTCTGGTAATATCGCAGCGTCTGGTATCGCTGGGCAGTCACTCAAACGTATCTGGATTGGTTCAGGAACCATATTCGAGATATCTGATGGTATGGAACGCAGTTCCGCATTCTGGTTGGGTTCAGGTGGAGCAACATTTGATGGTGCGGCGGTAGAAACATTTAACGCAGCTTATAATACCGATTCTGATCTACTATTATCAGATGATGATTATGGAACTATAGAACCCTTACATGAGGGTTATCTACAAAACCAAAAAGCACTTCTGGGTCAAGCTCTTTATTTTCCGACTCCAGATGGCGGCAGCATTACAGAACCTTTCAGCGAGGGAGAGGAAGATTACGGTTCCATAGTATTTGGACAGAGACGCAGAACTGTTCATGATATACAAACAGTAGAAGCAGCTAGAGGTAAGTTTACATTAGGTGAGCGTAAAGAAACTGGTTTACGTTACCAAACAAGAACTACTGCTACAGGAATCCCTGATATGCCTATCAATAGGTATGAATGGGTTGGATCTGGATTTAAGATTGGATTCCGTGGTGAAGTATCAGAAAGATTTAAACCTACATTTGGACAAACAGGTTCTGGACTTTTTGCTGTAACAGGTACAGCTGCTGAATCTTACAAACAAGAATATACAGGTAGTTCGTCAATCTTAGCAGCAAGATTCCAACCTCGTCTTGGAAAGTCATTAATACGTGTTGTTAACATCGTCATCCCAGTCTACCACATTGATACTGCTGGAGAAAGACAAACTGATTCTTGGTTAGGTTCTGGTTCTCTATTCTCACTCGGTGGTGCAGTCGAAACTGCAACATTCCATCAGAGTCAAGATTCTGTTAATCTCTTCAGTACTGAGGATTATGATCTTATTACAGCATCTGCACCTAATCCAGATGTAGACTTTGGTACTACAACAGAAGGTATACCACAAGGTGCTGTTGATCATGGACATATTGGATTTAGTGAAGATGTCTTTGGTGGTACTGGTGGTCCTAGAGTATTTTACGTCAGAGATCTTTGGACACAGGAAGAGATTGACGAAAAACTTAATATCAACCCACAGTATGTTACTCCAGAAACAGGATTAGTTCCTCAAGTTGGTGTTGAGAAGACACAGGAAGAATCAGAAGACATACAATATAAACCAATATTCGGACAGTTTGGTCAAGGTAGTCTATTTGCTATTGGTGGTGCTGCAGAAGTTTCTGGAGTTGCAGAAGAATCTACTGGTCTATTCACATTATTCACATCTGCTGCAGGCATAGGCAACACTTATAGATTCTGCTGGAGTTGGGATGCCTTTGGTAACTTACCACTTGTTAGTGGTGCTGCAGAGTCTGTAACGTTTGATTATAACGAAGACACAGTAGTTACATTTACTACAGATGATAACGGTCTTATTACTGCTACTGGATCTATTGTTGATCATGGTAGTATTTCCAATCCTCTTAGTGCAGGTATTCAGAATAACGGTAGTATTCTTAATACATTTACTGTCTCCGCTGTTACTGGTTCTCTCTTTGCTGTTGGTGGTGCTGCAGAATCTACTACAACTAATCCTCCAGAAGACACTTATCTATTCTCTATAGTAGGTCAAGGTATAGAGAAACAAACAGACAGATATATTGGATCTGGTTCTGCAA